GTTTCTCGATATCAAGCGCGGCGGCCCGATATTCCAAGAACTCGCGCGCAGCGGCTTGCCGAATTTTGCGAACCAGTTGCGCGCCGCCAAGACCGACGCCGAGCGGCTTGAACTCGTGTTTAAGCAACTCGACCGGCTCAAGGATCCTTACGAAAAACGCCGGTTGATCGAGGGCATCTTGCACGGCCCCGCCGTGTTTGCCGACGCGACCGGCCCCGAGCGCAAGCGGTTAGAGGAAGAATATCGCAAGACCAATCCGCCGCTCGACAAGGAAGGAATGGACAAGGTTAAGCGATACGAGGACTCGCTCTGGAAATCCGGCAACGCGTTCGACGCCATCGTGCAAAAAAACGTCGGCGATCTCGACACGCTGGCGACGCAACTCGATTTGATGGCGCAAGGCACATTGAAGGCGAGCGACGCGCTCGGCTCGTTTAACAAAACGATGGACGCCGTTCGCAAGAACGCCGAGGACACGACAGGCGCGTGGGGCAAAAAGATTCCGAAATCCCCGGGCCGCCCGCTCACGATTTGGGAACAATTGTTCGGCCTCAAGCCCGAGAATCAATCGTACAACGACCCGGGCGGCGGCAAGACCAAGGACGTTATTAAAAGCGCGACCGCCGAGGGCGTGGTCGACGGCTTTCTCAAGTTCGCAATGCTTGTGGGAAATCGCGGCGGCGGCGATGGCGGCGCGCGCACGATCCCGGCCTCGTTCACGCCTGGCGCCGGCGGCAATCGGACGCGGCGCGCGCTTACGCCGCCGCCCGACGAACCGACGCCGCATCCCGACGCGCCGCGCGGCCCGAGGACGGCGGCACGGCCGCCGGCCGACGCGCCAAGCGTGCCAAACCCCGCGCCGCCGGGAACGACGGGCCCGATGGGCGCCGAGCCGAACCAACGTAACCGACCGAATTATATCGGCGGCGAGGTTATTATCGACGGCAAAAAGTTTCATTGGGGATCCGGCGGCGCCGGGCGCGGCTCGATTCCTTATGGCGACTATCCGATCAATATAGGCAAGGGCGCCGGTATTGGGCCGTGGGGACAAGCGCACGGCTCGATTGCAACCATAGGCAAACCGGGCGGCATTATCGACGATCCGAAATATCCAGGCCGCCCGCGCGCCGGAATCCAAATCCATACCGGCAGCGGCGCAATGCTCGACCGGCTTTATACGCAAGGATGCTTTAAGGTTTCGCGCGCGGAATGGCCGGCATTTAAAAAGGCGCTATTAGAAAAAGCACAACACGGGCCGTTGATGCTGCATATCGGCCGCGACGGCATTGCGACCATTACGACGCGCGGCGAACATGGTCGGCCCGATATGGCAAAACCGCCGGCGCCGCCGCAAGGGCCGCGCGAGAAAATGCGCGAGCAAGGCGGAATGCAATCCGCCCGACTCCAAGGCGATGCGCGGTTACGGATTGACCTAAACGGATTCCCGCGCGGCACGCGCACGGCCGCGTCGTCGAGCGGGATATTCTCGGCCGTCGAATTGCATCGCGGGAATACGTTGCCGCTCGCAAGTGAGAGTGCCTAATGTCGGAACCGCTTTGGCGACAATTACTCGTCCCGGCGTTCTTTCGGATGGCGCCGTTTCACGTTGACGTCAACGCGCGCCAATCGGGCCGGCGCGTTGTTCTGCACGAATTTCCCAAACGCGATACGCCATACGCCGAGGATATGGGGCGGCGCGCGCGTAGCTTTACCGTTACCGGCTATGTAATCGGGCCCGACTATCAAATCTTTCGCGAGCTCTTGGTCCTGGCGCTCGAAACCGAGGGGCCCGGCCTTTTGATTTTGCCGACGCTTTTGCAGCGCGACACAATCCTCGTTCAAGCGCGCGATTATACGGTCCGCGAAACGCGCCAGGCGGGCGGCATGGCGGAATTTGAAATGAGTTTCGTCGAGTCGGGCGAGTCGCTTTTGTCGGCGCTCATCGATTCCATATCGCAATCGCAAGGCGCCGCCGATGCCTCGCAAGCGCAAGCGGTCGACGCCTCGAACGGCGAGCTATCGCCCGGTAACAGTTTCGGCGCCGGCAATTCCGAGGGTGCCGTATTTGGCAACGGCGGCGGTACGGTTACAATCGGCGAGCCCGAGATCGGCGTCGGTACGCCATGATGGCGCTCGAACGCGAGGAAGCGGCGGCCGTCGTTAAGACGATCCTCGCCGACCTGGTCGCGACCGTCACGGTTGGCGCCGACCGAACCGGATCCATGTTTCGGCTCGCGGTTGGCGATCTCCTGGCCGACGCCGAGGAATTGATCGACGCCGGCGCAATCGCCGTACCGCTTGCCAACGTGTTCGACCTGGCGCGCCAGGGCGGCGCGACCGTCGAGCAAATGGAAACCGTGCGCGCCCGTACGGCGGCGATCGCGGTTCGCGGGTTTCCGGCCTGGTCGGTCGGCAATACCTGTATTCGGTTCGCGTTGGTGCAATGCGCGCGCATTCTCGCCGCCATGACCTTTACGAGCCGGCCGCAAATTGCCGCCTATCTCGATCGCATGAACGGCGCTTTTGATAACGCCGAGACGGTCGCCGCCAACCGCAAGGATCAAGGATCCTATCAATCGCTCGTCGCGTTGCACGCCGCCGTAACCTATGATCTCACGACGCGCGAGCGGCCGTTGCCGACGATCGTTGAATATGATTTTGCGGTATCGCGGCCGGCGCTTTGGATCGCCAATCGTCTTTACGGCGGCGACGATCGTACGCAAGAAGTGATCGACGAGAATAAACCCGTTCATCCGGCATTTATGCAAATGCCGTTACGCGCGTTGTCGCAATAATGCCGAACCCGCAAGAGATTTGCGTCGTGCAAGCCGGCGGCTCGGAATACAAATGGTGGAAAGAGGTCGAGGTCGTTCGCGATCTCAATAATTGGATATCAACGGCGACCCTGGTCGTCGCCGAAATCGGCGAGTTTTCGAGTTGGAAAACGTTACGCTTGCCGCCTGGCGTGCCGGCAAAGGTCTATCTCGCCGGGCAATTGGCCGAAACCGGCGCCGTGGCGGTTCGACAAGTCTCGTACGATGGCGACTCGCATAACGTCCGCATTATCATTCAATCGAAAGTCGCCGACCTCATTAAGTCGACGCTCGATATGCCGCCCGGTCAATTTAAGGACCAAACATTAAGCAAGCTCGCAAGCGGCGCGGCCGGTCAATACGGAATCGGGTTTGCTCTAAAGGGCGCAATCGAAGGCGCCGAAAAGATTTTCGAGCGCGTAAGTATTCACCTCGGCGAGAGTCCATTTCAATTTATTACGCGGCTCGCGCAAATGCGGAACGTGCATATTACCGACGATGAAACCGGGAACCTGGTCGGCACGCGCGGCGGCGGCACGACCATTGCCGAGCTGCAAGAGGGCCGCAATATCCTATCGGCCGAATTGATATGGTCGAACGATACGGCGGTCGACAAGTTTACCGGCGATGCCGACTTGCCTGGTAATGACAAACATTGGGGCGACAAGGCGCGCGCGACCGCCGCGCAAGCGACGAGCTCGAACGCGCCGGCCGGCTTTGCAAAAATCATTCAACGTATAATCGCGCCGATGCCGGGCGACGCGAAAGACGTTCAAATGTTTGTCAATCATGCGATCGACCTCAATGCGGCGACGCAATTCGAGGCAAATATCACCGTGCGCGGTTGGTTACGCCAGGGCGGCAAATTATGGCTCAACGAGGTCAATAATTATATCGACCTCTACTCGCCAATGCTCTTGCCGCAAGACAAGGCGACGCTCGGAATACAAACCGTGACTTGCCGGCAAAGCGACTCAAGCGGCACGACGACAACGCTCGGGCTTGTGCTACCGGAACGGCTCGGCGCCGGCGATAAGAGGATCGACGACAGCGGCGGCACGACCGCGCCGCAAACGCCAGGCGAGGCAAAAACTTACGCGCCCCAGGATGCCTAACAATGCGATTTAGCACGCGCACGGTCGGCGACCGGATGCACAACGCGATTAAGCGCGTTACCGTCGAGGATACCGACGAGGATCATTTATTTCGCGAGTCGACCTTAAGCCTCTACGCGCAAGAGAAACAAAAAGAGATCGAGCATTTCGAGCCGTACGGATTTTCCTCGCGCGTCAAAAAGCCGACCGACGCCTCGAGCGGCGGCGGCGCAAGCGGCGGCGCAAGTGAAAAGAAAAAGGCCGAGGGGTTGATGATCTTTACGGGCGGCAACCGCTCGCATGGCGTTTTGATCCTGGCCGGCGATCGGCGTTATCGCTTACGCGGGTTGAAGGAGGGCGAGCTCGCGCTATTCGACGACCAGGGCCAGCAAGTGCATTTTACCCGCGACGGGATTGTCACAAGCGCGCCGAAAGGCAAAAAGATCGTCGCGCAAATCATGGACGACGAAAAGGCGCCGAAAGCGCAATCGAAAAACGCGGCGGCCGACGGCCAGGGACCACAAGCGAGCGCCAAGTCGTTCGCGACATTCACGCTTACGAAAGACAGTCTCGCCGTACAGCATCCGGCCAAGATTACGCTCGGGATCGGACCGGCCGGCGGCAATGCAACGGCCTCGCTTGAAATGCTACCCGATAAAATAACCTATGCCGTCGGCGGCTCGAGCCGCGAGATTACGAGCGGTGAGATCAAGGATCTCGCGCCCAAGATCCAGCACAACGGCGGATAAACGCGAATGCCAGGCGCCCATAGGCACGGCGACGCGCGCGCGTGCGGCGCGACGACGGTCGTCGTCGGCCAGGGCTCGACCTATGTCAACGGCCGCTTGTGGGCGGTCGAGGGCGATATCAATTCGCACGGTAACGGCGAGCTCGTCGCCTCGGTCGCGACCGTCTTAATCGAGGGCAAGCGCGTAATCGTTAACGCTCCCGACGACGCCGCGCCCGACGACCTTTGCATCCCGCTTAACGGCGCGCATTGCGAACCGATGACCGCCGAGGGCAGCGGCGACACGTTCGCCGGATAGGACACGAATGCCCGACCTCAGACTCTACGATATCGTTACGCCGTTCGTCGTAACGTTCGACCTCTTGCAAATGCGCGACGGGTTGATCGACGAAACCGAGGCGATCGCGACCGCCGTTATGGTCGCGCTCGGGACGAACATGCGCGCAAACGACGACGATATCTTGCCGAACGGCGAGGCCGATACCGACCGGCGCGGTTGGTGGGCCGATACAAACGCCGACGTTATTTGGAACGGTTGGCCGATCGGTTGCCGGCTATGGTTGCTCGAGCGCCACAAGATCACCGATAACACCGCGCGCCAGGGCTCGACGCTTGCGCGGATCGACGCCTATATCCGCGAGGCGTTGCAACCCTTCATCCAGCAACAAATATGTTCGCGCGTCGACGTTGCGGTCGCGCGGACCGAATTGCAAAAGATCGTCGCGAATATAACGCTCTATCGCGGACCGCTCCCGGCGATTCAATTGCAATATCAGGCGTTATGGAACGAGATCGGAGCTTAAGCTAATGCCCTGGACGACGCCGACGCTCGATACCGTGCGCGCGCAAAATCGCGACTATGTGACGAGCCGATTACACTCGGCGCCAATGGTGCCGAATAGTGTTTTGCGCGTGCTCGCCGACGGTAACGCCGGGCTCGCGTACCTGGTTCTTTTGTATATTGATTGGCTCGCCCGGCAATTACTACCCGATACGGCCGAAACGGAATGGCTCGACCGGCACGCGCAAATATGGATCCCGCCGGGACGCAAGGCGGGAACGTTTGCAAGCGGGAGCGGGACGTTTACCGGGATTCCCGGGACGCTGGTCCCGAGCGGTACGCAATTGGTTTCCGGCGCCGGCGTGCTTTATGAAACGACCGCGCAAATAAGGATCGACGTCGCGCCGACGCCGGCGCCGATCCGCGCCGACGATCCCGGGCTCGTCGGCAACCTCGACCCTGGTTCGACATTGGCGCCGGTCAACGCGATCGCCGGCGTCGACGGCGTCGTTTCCGTCGAAAGCATGACAAGCGGGGTAAACCCCGAAACCGACGAGGAATTGCGGCAACGCGTCCTCGAGCGGATCCGCAAGCCGCCAATGGGCGGCGACGCCGACGATTACGAGCAATGGGCGCTCGCCGTGCCAGGCGTTACGCGCGCATGGTGCGCGCCGAACGAAATGGGGATCGGTACGGTAACGGTCCGTTTTATGTGCGACGACTTGCGGGCCGACAATAACGGGTTTCCGCTCGCCGAGGACGTCGCGGCGGTCGCCGCCTATCTCGATCAAATGCGGCCGGTTGCGGTTAAAGACTTTTACGTCGGCGCGCCGATTCCGTTCGCGCTCGAGTTTTCGCTTACCGACCTGGTCGACGACGAGCCGGCGACGCGCGCCAATATCGAGCAAGCGGTCGAGGCAATGCTTTATGCGCGGGCGATCCCAGGGCAAACGATCTATCGCTCATGGATCGACGAGGCGATATCGCAAGCAATGGGCGAGGATCACCATACGCTGACATTCGAGACGACCGATATGCCGTCGCCGGCGCATTTGGCCGTGCTCGGTACGATCATCTATGACACCTAACGATCGGCATATCCGCCGGAGCGGCGACGATTACGTCGACGCGTTCGCCGCATTATTGCCGACCGGGCCGGCCTGGCCTCGCGAGGTCGACTCGACGCTGATGGCGTTGCTCGGCGGCCTTTCGCAAATTTGGGGCGACCCGGTCGACGCGCGCGCCGCCGACTTGCTCGAGCGCGAAAGCGACCCGCGCCTTACCGTCGAGCTCTTGCCGGATTGGGAGCGCAATTGGGGTTTGCCTGACCCTTGCTATAGCGCGCCGCAATCCGTCGCCGAGCGCCAGGCGGCACTTGTTTACAAGATGACAACGCTCGGCGGTCAATCGCGGCAATTTATGATCGACGCCGCCGCCTATATTGGTTACGAAATTTCAATTACCGAATATCACCCGTTTATGGTCGGCATTGATCGCGTCGGCGATAACCGCACAATCAACGCCGACGGAAGCTATAGCGATTACCCGTATATCCTGGGGCCGCCGGAAAATCGTTTCTATTGGTCGGTTCACGTTGATACCGCCAAGCTCGTTTGGTTCCGCGTCACCGCCGGTCAATGCGGCATAGATCCGCATTTGCGGATCGGGCTCGCCGACGATCTCGAGTGTTTGCTTAACCGGATTAAGCCGGCGCACACCGAAATAATTTTCGACTACAGCGGATTGCAACCTCAAGGGCCAATGGCCGGCACGCCGTAACCACGACTCGAGTCAATTGTTTTGCAACGCGGCTCGCCCGAAACGGCGGGCCGTTTGCGTTTCTAAAACGAGGAACGTCGAATGAAATACAACCCGCCTTATGGCGTTGCCGATCCTAACGCGCCATACGTCAACGGCGATCCGTCGGTCGGCCGCGCCGGCTCGATCCCGCCGGCCGAATCGATTGAGTATCCGCAACGCGAGATCGTTTCGGTTATTACCGACGTCGGCTTGTCGAGCCCGAACAATAACGACCTGGCGCAAATGTCGGCGGCAACGCGATTCATGCGGCCGCAATTTGTCCTCGACGTCGGCACGGCGAATCATATTGCGATAACGCTGGCGCCGGCGCCGGCCGCCTGGGCGGTCCCGCTTACGTTTTTTGTCGAGATCGGCGCCAATAATACCAACACCTCGCAAACCGTCGACGTCGCGATCGCCGGCATTGCAACGCCGAAACCGCTCGTTAAGCGAACCGGGCAACCCGTCGCGATCGGCGACTTGATCGCCGGCTCGGTTTACTTAGTGACATACGACGGCGTGAATTGCCGCTCGGTCGGTATTCTCAATAGCGAGTTCACGTTGCCGTCGGGCGGCGGCGGCGTCGTTTCGATCCTGGCCGGCAACCGCGACTTTTACGTCAACCCGGCGACCGGCAACGATGCAAACGACGGATCGACGACGGCGCTCGCCTGGAAAACATTACAGCACGCCTATAACTGGGTTCAAACGAACGTCGATCTCGCCGGTTACAACGTTACGTTTCATTGCGCCGACGGCACTTACCCGACCGGCGTCGCCGCCGTCGGATTTATGCGCGGGCAAACCGGGCCGGCGGCGATCAAGTTTCAAGGCAACGATACGACGCCGGCGAATTGCCTCATTTCGTTTACGACCGGCGTCGGGTTTGGCGCGCAAGATGGCGCTAAATATACCTGGAGCGGATTTAAGATCCAATCGACCGGCGATTTTACGACGCACGCCGTTTGCCAACACTCCGGTTCGGAAATGATGATCGGCGCCGCCGACTTTGGGCCGGCGTCGGGATATTCGTCGGGGCATATTGCTTGCGGCGCCGGCGCCTCGCTCGCATTGACGCACAACTATACGATTAGCGGCAGCGGCGTAAATCACATGGTCGCCTCGGCAAACGGCGGCATTAGTTGTATCGGCCTCACGGTTACGATCGTCGGAAATCCGAATTTCGGCGTTGCGTTCGCGAGCGCGCAAATCAACGGCTCGCTATTCCTGGCGACGCCGACCGGCATTTTCAATACCTATTCCGGCCCGGCGACCGGCCCGCGTTATTTGTGCAACGGCAACGGCGTGATTTTCGTCTATGGCGCCGGCGCAAATTATATTCCCGGTAGCGTCGGCGGCTCGATCCAAACCGGCGGCCAGTATTTCTAATGTCCGCCGCAACCGTCAATATGAATACTTACAGCGACGCCGACTTTGTAAAGGCGTTTATGCTTCGCGTGACCGACGATAGCGGCGCCGGCGCGAGCTATTATTACGACTTTGCCGGCGTCGCAATGCAAATGATGATTCGGAAAAAACCCGAGGACGTCGAGGTTTTCGTCGCGCTTTCGACCGATCCAGGCGACGGCATAGTTTTGAGCGCGTCCGATAGCGCGACGCCGGCCGTGCTCGACACAATCAACGTAACGATTACGCGCTCGCAATTGTCGCGAATGCCCGAGGGCGATTACGCGCATAGTTTGATTATGACGCGCGCCGACGGGATCGCCGACGATATTTGGCGCGGCACGCTCACGCACGCGATAGGGCCGACACGATGAACGAGGTTTATGTAATCGAGACGCCGGCGCAAGGTCCGCAAGGTCCGCAAGGCGACCCAGGTCCGCAAGGACCGGCCGGCCCGCAAGGAAGCGCCGGGCAAATCGGCACGACCGGACCGAAAGGCGATACCGGCGCGCAAGGGACCGGCTATAACGCGACGAGCGCGACGCCGCTCGCGCTAACCGATATCGCGAACATTTCATTTACGACGCAACCCGGGCTCGCCTATTCGGTCGGCGCGCGCGTACGCCTCTCGAGCCGTGGCACGCCGAGCACCTATATGGAGGGGCCGATCCTCTCCTATGACTCGACGTCGGGCGCGATGACGGTCGCCGCCGGCCTCAAATTGGGAACGGCCGGCACTTACAGCGATTGGAATTTGAATATTGCCGGTATTCCCGGCACCTATTCGGGCGCGCCGCTCGGTTCGATGGCGACGCAAAACGCGAACACGGTCGCAATTACCGGCGGCAGCATTACCGGAATGGCCGACCCGACGGCGCCGCTCGACGTTGCCAATAAGGAATACGTCGACGCGCGCGTCGGCGGGATCGGCGAGGCGCCGGTCGACGGCAAATTATACGGCCGCATGAATGCCGTTTGGACCGCCGGCGTAAAACTCGCCGGCGATACCATGACGGGCGCGCTCGGCTTGCCGACGCTTGCGGTTGATTACGCCGGCACGAACGCCGTTAACGCCGCATGGGTTATAAACCAAATTGCGACGCCGGCGGCGTTTCTGGCGCAAACGCCGTACCGCCTAATTACGCCGACGACGGTATGGCAAGCGGCGGCGGCGGTTCCAACCGGCCCGCTGACGACGTTTACGCCGGATCTTAACGTCGGAATTGATTTTGTGTGGACGCTCAATAATGCGAATTGCCAAATCAATAATCCGGCCAATCTCAAAAACGGAATGAAGGGCATTATTTATATCGTGCAAGACGCGACCGGCGGCCGCGCGATTACGGCCTGGGGATCGGCGTACAAGTTTCCCGGCGCCGTTAAGCCGACGTTGACGTCGGCGCCGAACACGGTCGACGTTATCTCGTATGCGACCGGCGGATCGGCGGGCGCGCCGGTTATGTATTGTTTCTTTTCGCCGAACATGGGCTAAACGACAATGCTCGCCGGCCTCGCTCCGGTTTTTAATCAGCAAGGCACATTCCTACCGCCGGCGCTCGCCGCCGGCAATGACAGCTATACCGTGAGCCTTTTGCATTGCGACGCGCCCGACGCCAATATCGGGACGACCTATATTATCGAAAGCGGTTACGCTGCGCCGAGCTCGCGGGTATGGACGATTGCGTCCGGCTCGGGGCCGGCAACGGTCGCGAGTAATTTCAATCAGGTACTAGGTTTCAACGGCGGCGCGATCCAATGTCCGCACGGCGCCGACCTTAATCCGGTTGGCGATTTTACAATTGATTTTTGGGCGGCGTTCGCCGGATCGCAAACGGCGGGATTTATCGGCAAAGCCGGCGGCGGCGGCTTTTCGCCCTATGCGTTTAACGTCAACGGCACAAATGTCACGTTCTATATGTCGAGCAACGGAACGTCGTGGGATTTAGTCAATGGCGCGATCCTTGCTAACGGATTTGTACCGGGCACCTGGTATCATTTCGCGGTTACGCGCCAGGGTTCAACCGTTCGGACGTTCCTAAACGGCGCGCTCGGTCAAACCATAACCGGCGTCGGCGCGCCGCTCTATCAGAGTCCCGGGCCACTCTTAATTGGCGGCACGGCCGGATTTTATTTGAACGGATACCTCGAGGAATTTCGCATATCGAACGGTATTGCGCGATGGGTTGCCTCGTTCACGCCGCCTAACCAACCGTATTACGCGCGGATAAATCAGGGCGGCAACGATGGCGCAACGAAATTACTGCTCCACCTCGACGGCAATTTAACCGGCGTTGCCAAAGGGTCGCTCAATCCGTCGCGTACGTTCACGAATTACGGTTGCGGCTTTCAGGGTAGCGGCACGGCATTGATGGCGACTTGCCTCACCGTTACGGCGGACGCTCAACGCATTACCTGTCCGCAAAGCGCCGAGTTCAATTTCGGCGCGGCAAATTTTACGATTGATCTATGGTATTACCGATGGAGTAATGGCGGGATCGGCGACGTTATCAGCAAGCGCGCGACGAACGGCGAAATGGCGCCGTTTCTGATTTACGACGGCGGCAGCGGTACGGTTTCGATGCTTATGTCGGTCAACGGCTCGGCCTGGGACGTCAATTTGCCGTTTACAACTACGTTTCCGCTTGCGACTTGGCAGCATTTGGCGGCCGTCCGCAACGGATCCGACCTCGGCCTTTACGTCAACGGCGCGCGGACCGCGACGCAAAATATCGGCAATGGCGGCTTTTGGCGTAACAGTAACGTATTGAGTATTGGCGGCAACACGACCGTATCGACGCGCTCGACGATCGACGAGGTTCGCATTTCCGACGTCGCGCGATGGACCGGACCGTTTTCACTCTCGCAACCCTATTCGTGAAAGGACGAGCGAATGGCAAAGGCACAAAAGACAACGGCAAAGCCGGCGCCGGTTAGCGTCGATCCGCGTATGCCGCCAGGATACGGCAAAGCCGCGCCGCCGACGCCGCCGCGCGATCCGATTCTCGGCTTGCCGATTATGGTCTATTTTATACCGGGACCGCCGACCGGAACGACCGCCGATTTTGAGGCAATGTATCCCGAGTCCGACGCGCCGGTTAAAAACGTCGAGCCCGACTAAATGGTCGCCGAGCAAGCCGGCAAGGCGGTTGCGAGCACAATCGAGGCGATGAAATCGACGCCGCTCGCGATTGCGTTATTGATTGTCAACGTCGGGTTTCTCGGCTTTGCGGCCTACGTTCTCGGCGAGGTCGCCGCCAACGCGAGCGAGCGCAACAAGACGCAAATGGAGCTAATCGTTTCGCTCGTTAAGGACATTCGCGATTGCCGGCAGGGGCCCAAGCCGACCGACGCGTTTGCGCCGGGGACTCACTATGTCGCTCGTTAGCGTGCGCGGTCGGTGTTCCTGGTTTGGCGGACCGGACGACGAGGGCGTCGCGAGCGACGAGCCGTTAGCATTTATTTACGCCGTGCTCGACGCGCCGCATTTGTTTTTGCCGTATCAACCCGAGGGAACAAGCGGGCTCGCGCGCCGGCTTAATCCGAACGTCCATTACATCGCCTTGCGTTGGGATTACGAGATTACGCCGCGCGATATGCTTTTGAGCGAGCGCGCGATCGTTCGCGCGCCTGGGACGGGCCGCACCTTAAAAGCGTTCCCGGCCGATTGGGGCCCACACGTTGATACCGGACGCGTCGCCGATATCTCGCCGGGCCTAATGGACGACCTCGGGATCTCGACCGACGACGAGATCGAGGTTCGGTTTCCCTATGTCCCGTACGCACGCGGCCCGACCGTTTAACCGCTACGGCGACCTTGCCCGGCCTCACGGCCGGGCTCTTTTTTTTTGGATAACGGCCAAGCCATTTCCGCGCCGCGCGCCGCGTGTTCCTCGGCCGATTCGACGCCGCCGGCTATTTCGTGCCATTCGCCGTCCTCGGAAAGCGCCGGCGCAAATAGCGTCACCGCCTCGGCCGAGGAAAACCGGACGATTGTCGCCTTGCCTTTGCGCGCCTGGCGCTCGACGTACGCGCGAAACGTCGGCTCGCGATGCGCGTCGCGGTATGCCGGATCGCACCACACTTGTACGACCTCGACCGGGTATTGCTCGCCGTTCTCGTTATTCACGACCGCGACAAAATCCGGCAAAATGTCGATTACCAAATGCGACAGATCCGGCCGCACCTGGTCGGCGGTATCGTCCTCGACGAGATAGCGGCAATTCCATAAGCGGCACGATCGCGGCATAAGATCCGGCCGGCGATAAACCCCGCAACCGCCGGCGACTTGATGCTTGCAACGCTCGCCGTCGCGTTTCCCGAGCTCGCGGACCGGGAGCAACGTGCAGCATAGAGTGCAACCGTCGCAATGGCGCATTTTATTGTCTCGGCCAGGGCTCGGACGGCTCGACGCCGCCCGGCATATCCTGGCGCAATTGTCGCGCCATGCGTTCGAGAATATCGGGGAGGGCCGCCATTGCCTGTAAGTTGGCCTGACACGAAAAGCCGCTCCCGCGATCGCCATTAAGCACGATCACGATGGCGCCGTCGGCGCTCGCGCGCTCGCGTACCTCGCTGCAAAGGTCGTCGTATTTGCCGGGACCGAGGGCCATGTTATTTCCGCCGACTTAATAACCCGCAATTACCGTTCGCGCATTCCATTGCCAA